GCTCCCGATATTGTTCTTCCCCAACCTGATGCCCAAGCTCCCGCTCCTGTAGTTACTCCACCAGAAGAAGCGGCTCCTGTAGCTACCCCACCAGAGGAAGCTGTTTCAACTGGGATTGAGGAACCAAAAAGTAAACTAGGTGCTATAGCTGCGGGTACTGCTCAAGCTGTGGATGTTGCTGTTCCTACGTTAGCTGCTGTGGGTGCTTTTCCTGTTGGTGCGGCAGGAGCGGGACTAGTTGCGGTTCCTACTGGGCCTGTGGCTCTTGGTGCGGCATTTGTTGGGGGTGTAGCCGCTTCTGCTGCTGCTTACTGGGCTACAGATCAAGCTCAAAACATGGCTTTTGAGTACGTTGCTCCTGAATCTTACAAACAATGGCAAGGTTACCTGAAAACAGCCCAAGAACGGTATCCAGTATCTAGTGGTATTGGTCAAATTGCCCCGAATGCTGTGGCATTTCGTCCTAGTTTTTCAAACGTAAAAGACGCTGTTTCGTTCAGCCGTCAACTTCTTTCAAAGTCAGCAGCTAAAGAGCTAACCACTGCAATCGGCAAGGCACGAATTGAAAACCTTGCCAACGTGGTGTTTGGGGCCGGAACGGAGCTTGCTGCTGAAACCATTCGCCAAGCGATGGAAGACGGTAATTTTGATTTTGCTCGCCTTGCTGCAATGACTGTAGCTGGAGCAATGATGAACAAGCCAACTGCTCTTGGTAAGAAACTCACCAAAATTGCAGGATTTAACGCAGATGAAGCTCCTCTAGAGCCTGTTTCTACGGATTCCGATGGTGAGCTTGCCGAGGCTCTGATGCGTCAACTTGAAGGAGGTGAGACTAGTGCCACTGGAGAAAAAACAAAGCAAGGCGGCGTTTCGCCGGAACCTGAAACTGGGGGTCAGGGAGGGGAAGTCCCTAAAACAAGCCCTAGCGATAGCGTATCGGGTCAAGCGACAGGCGAAGTAACTCCCTCAGTTCTTCCTCCCATGTCCGAAGCGGCAAGGCAACAAAACGAGCAAGCGGCTGTTCAGTTAAAAGAGTTCGCGGCCTTGATTAACCAAGACATTAGCGGAGATATTTCCCAACGAGCAGCGGAAGCTGGGAATCTAAACCTAGATTTGCTTAACGCCGCAATTACGAGAGAACCGGAACGTGCCTTGCAATCTTTGGCTATTGCTTTAAAAGACGAACTTAAAGTTCCTAGTTTGACGGCTGAAAAAAGAGCTAGGGACGCTGAGCAATGGCTTAATTCTCATGGATATGAAGAACGAATTGAGGCTCTGCGTAGTAGTGCAAAAACTTCAGACGAACTTAATTATCAAATAATTGCTGCTCGTTACATGACCGAGAGAGCCATCGAAGCTTTAAGCAAGGCAGAACAGAAAGTAAGAGCTACTAACAGCGAAGAAGCTCTTGCTGAAGCTGTGTCTCTTTTTCTTGAAGTTAAGCGGGTTCTCAAACCAGCCGAACGTATCAGGGGAAATTGGGGCCGGATGGGACACGCTTTCCGTAATATGGATCCTAAATTCAGGAACATCGCCACTATCAACAAACTGATGAAACAAGCAGGAATTGATGATTTTCAAAATCTTACCAAAGATAAATCTGAGCAGCTTATGGGAATGATTTCTCTTGCTTTGAAAAGCGATAATCCCAAAGCGTTTGCTAGAATTGCTAATATGTCTGAAATGGACATTGCCGTGGGTTCGCTTGGAGAAGCTATGACCGGATCAGTAATGAGTGTGGTTGATACTAGTATTATTAACGTGATCGGTGGTGCTGCTGAAACTGTTCTAGCTCCAATAAACGGAACCTTGTCTGGTTCTTACGGAGTAGTTGTAAACTCACTTAAACGGCTGTTCGGAAAATCCAAAGATGAAGATGTTATTCGTGAACTTGCAACAGTTGAAGCAAGCTTGAATTATTTTAAGTATGCTACAAAAAGATTTGATTCAAATTTAAAAGCATTTGCTTCCATTGTAGGCAACAGCGAGATTAAATTTGGAGAAGCCGCTTCTAAACTTGAAGAAATCCGTGGAGGTATGCCTGTTGAAAGAGGGCAAAGAATTACAGATCCTAAAAGCTGGAGTCAAAAAGCAGCTAGTGTTGTTTACGGAAAGCTGGGTAAATACAGAACTAGGGGCTGGATTACTTCTGAAACTTACAATATTGACCCAAATAAAAACCCAATGGGTGCTGTTTTTGTAGACGCTATTGGGGAAGTATTTCGCAGCGTTCACAGAACAATTCTTGCGGCTGACGATTTTGTAAAAGCAAGCAACGCTTATGCTGCTGCCCACACTAAGCTTTTTATTGAAGGAAGAGAAAAAGGTTTAAAGGGTGACGATTTAAATTCTTACATCAACGAGAGAATTGATATTCTAATTGACAGCAATAATCGTCTGTATACCAGAGACAGAATTATGGATGATGTCCGTAAGGAAGTTGAATCTGAGGGGATAACTGGAGCAGATGCTTATGGTGAGGTAATTAAAAGAACCGACGAAAAGTTTAATACTGAAATGGGAGAACTAGCTAAATTTGCTGATGATTGGGCTAGACAAGTTACATATCAAAGTGAGCTTGGAAACAGGCTTAATGGAAAGCCCACAATAGGTAAGTCGTTCCAAGCAATCATGCAAGCCCATCCTTTGATTAGGTTGTCTTTGGGTTTCCTGTTCGTTCAGACCCCTGTAAATTTGTTTAAAATGACAGGAAGATACCTACCGACTGCGGCTCTTCTTGAAAAAGCAGCAAGTATTCGTTTTAGCGGAGGAAAGCAGCCCTTTACGTCTCTACGTAATATTCAAAAAGAATACACAGAAGCCTATGCTTCAGGGGATCCATTCCGAATTTCTCAGGCTCGCGGAAGACAGCTTGCTGGCTCAGCTTTTACCGCATTAGCACTTTGGGGTGGAGCTAACAATTTAATGACTGATGGCGGACCTAAGAATAAAGAATCAAGGAAATTATGGCTATCTAAAGGAAACATTCCTTACGCTTTTAAAATACCTAAAGATTTTTGGATCGGAAGGTGGCTAAAAGAAGAGATCAAAAATAATCCTAACGCTATCCCTCCAGATGGAGAAACAGAAGAGCATTACTTGTTTGAGTTTAAACGTCTTCACGAGCCTACCGCTGCTTTCTTAATGGCTTCTGCCGACATTGTTGCTTACATGAAGCGTCCGGAATATGATGAAAGAGATGCTGCCGATATGGTTGGCATCCTTAGTCTTGTTGTTGGGACACAGCTAACAGAAAAAGTGTTCCTTAATAACATCAAGCAATGGTCAGATTTGTTTAAAGGGGTAAGCGAGGATCAACGAGACATCGGACGTAAACTAACTACTTACCTTGGACGTAGAAGTGCTTCATTGGTTACTCCTGTCATGGAAAGCACTGATCCGGTTATTTACGATCTTAATAGCTACACGCAGCACATGGCTCGTCGTATGCCTGAAACAACAAGGGAAATTGTTTTTGGACAAGATATGTATCTTCCGAAAGCTTACAATTTGCTTGGAGAAGACATTGATGCAGCAATTACTGGAATCCCATTGGTTGATCATTTTAACCCATTTTATGTCTCCTCAACTAAAAACGATCCAATCATAGAGGAGCTTTTAAACTTAAATCAGAACTATTCTAGTCCTGAAAAATACTACGGAACTGAAGACGGAAAAGGGTGGGACATTCGTGGCTTTGTTTACAAAGGAGGGCTTTTTTCCAAACTAGCTTCTGATTCTGACGATACACGAGATTTCTCTGCTCAGAAATTCTTAGATTTGCTTAAAGCTGAAGACGTAAAAGAAAACGAAGCAGATTTGGGTCTTCTTTATCAAAACCTTGGGGTAAAAACCATGCCTAAGCTGGGACAAGACGCTTATGACCGCTGGCAGGAAAATATCGGACAAATTAAAATAAAAGGTATGTCTTTGCGGGACACTCTTGAAATGGTCATCAAATCGGATGGGTATCAATCCCTTGAAAATGAGATACTTCAGGGTGAAGAAAACCCCAGAGCTAAGCTCCTTATGAGTTACATATCCACTTATCGCTCCACTGCTCTTGAGCTAACCAAAGAAGAATATCCTGAGTTTAAACGAGCTTCTCTTGTTAAAAACATTACCAATAAAGCCCTCAAGGGTGGCGTTAAGCGGGAAGGACTCAAAGGAATCCGTAAACAAGTGGAAGACGCTTTAAATTTTCCGAATTGACACCAAGTAAATAATCCCTAAATATTTAAATATATGGCACTTACCTTTCAAGACTACACCGCTAACGGATCGGCTGTTTCCTTTGCTATCCCCTTTGACCGCATCCGTGACGTTCACGTTAAGGTGTTCTACGGATCTACCGAGATTACTACTGGATGGAGCGTGGTGGGGAACAACGTGGTTTTTGTCAGCCCTCCCGCTAACGGAACGATTGTCCGAGTTCGCCGCATCACTGACTTCTCAGCGCGACTTGTTGACTACGTAGATGGTGCTAGGCTAAACGAAGTCGATCTAGACACTGACAGCAAGCAAGCCTTTTATCTGATCCAAGAAAGCCGCGACATTAATGACGTTTCGATGGTCAAGAACAGTCTCGGTAACTGGGAAGCTAATTTCACTCGTATTCAGTCTCTTCCGGCTCCTGTAGAAAACAACGATGCCACAAACAAAAGCTACGTAGATCAGACAGCAAACAACTTTGCCACTTATGGTGTTGCTGCTCCCACAACCCGATGGGCCTTTACTGGAAATGGAACGGCTGTCGTTTTTGCTATTACTGGAGCTACGCTTATTTCGTCCACTTACTACTTGGTAACAGTTAACGGTGTGGTTCGTGATCCAGCCCTCTATACTGTAACTCCTGACACCCTTACGTTTGCTACTGCTCCAGTTAACGCAAGTTCTATTGTGGTCGTTCTTCTTGGGTATCCACGGATGACCGTAGAAAACTCCGTTGGAGAAATTTCCCTTCAGACTAATGCTGTAACTAGTGCCAAGATACTAGCTAATGCTATAACTAGTGTCAAAATACTTACTGGTGCTGTAACGCCTATCAAACTAGCTTCTACTTTGGATTTGTCCGATAAAACTTTGACACTTCCAAATTTATGCGTAACCGCAGCAAGTATTAACACAGACGCTGTTACCAACGCCAAAATTGCAAACGGAGTTGATGCGGCAAAGCTAATAGGAACGCTCCCCACTAGTGTTATTGCGGCTGGTAGCATCGTTCCAGCAAAGCTTGAACAAAAATACTCGCTTCTTGGTAATCAAGTAGCCAGCCCACTAGCTGCCGTTGTTTTTACAGGAATACCGGATTGGGCTAACCGAGTATACGTGTACATTAACGGACTTTCAACACTGGTAGACACTGATATAATTATACAACTTGGAACTGCTAGTGGTTTTGAAGTTAGCGGATACCAAAGCATTTCTGGAATAACCAATAGCGTACCAGCCGCAAGCTCTAACCAGATAAACACTGGGTTTTTAATTAGTAGTACTGTTGCACCAAACCCAAACCTTTTTTATGGATCGTCTACATTAAGTAGACTTGCTGGAAATACTTGGGTTCATTCGGGTAACTTAGGCTCAACTACAACTGCACGCGCTTGCTCTAGTTCTGGGGCCAAGATAATTTCCAGTGTACTAACACAGGTGCGAGTTACAACTGTCGGCCCCGCTACCACGTTTGATGCCGGAGAAATCTCTCTTGCCTACGAATAAAAACGCCAGTGAGTGAGGAACTTAACAGAAGCATAGGACGGCTGGAATCCAAAGTGGACACACTTCTGGAGAACCACAAGTCTCTGCACGTTAAGCTAGACACGCACGATAGCCGTCTACGCGACTTGGAGCACCACAAAAGCTACTTCCTAGGTGCGGCTGCTGCTGTAGGATCGGGTGCTGCCCTGCTTGTTGAAGTTGTTAAAAACAAACTTTTTGGATAGAAAACACATGAATAAAGAAGAAGTATTGGAGAAACTATCCACCACCCTAGCTCAAGAGCTTCTGGATCGCATTAACTCAGGAGAAGCAGGGGCCGCTGATCTAAACGTGGCTCGTCAGCTTCTCAAAGACAACAACATCACGGTTGTCCCACAAGCAGAGCACCCCGCTAAAAAGCTTGCCTTGGTTCTTCCGTTTGAAGATAAAAAAGTCGCAAATGGCTAGAGACTACTCAGAAGAATATCGGGAATACCACAGCAAGCCGAGCCAGCGGAAAAACCGCTCAAATCGGAACAAAGCTCGTCGTTTGATGATCAAGAAGCACGGCAAAGCCAAACTGAAGGGTAAGGATGTTGACCACAAGCACCCCATGAAAAAGGGTGGGGGCAACGGCATGAAGAACCTCCGAATCCGTTCCGTAAAAGCTAACCGAGGCGATAAATCTTTTTGACAACCCGCGCTGATTGCGCTTAAAAAGAGGACAAATGAGACTTCTTACTTTTTTTGAACCTGTGTCCGGTGGACAAGAGCTTGAGCCTGATACTGCGTATTGGGTTGAAGGACAACAAGTTGCGTTTTACGCAGCTAAAACTGATGGAAACGTGCGTGTTGACGGTGTGGAGTTCCAGCCTTTTGATTCCACTTACAACCACTCCAAAACAAACATCTTAGTAACTAGGGCTGGAGGAGCAGGAGACATTTTGTTCTGTTTCCCCTTCCTTCAGGAAATCAAACGCCGCTG